GTAATCTCGTCAATTACCATTTCGTTGCATTCCTGGGTTCTTAACTGCCTAATGAAGGCCTCAACTCTGACCACGTTCAATGCGTGTAGTTCAGGGTCTTTTAAAGAACCGGGGACCGATCTGTTTAGTGTATTAGTTAGTGTATTAAAGATTGTATCACGCAATTCTATTATACAATCTGTTATATTACTAAACTTATAGTGATGTTTTAAGACGTTAAAGGGCTCAATCGGGCTTCCTTGATTCAGCGGATTAGAATAAAAGTAATCTCGTGCTTTTCGTATATCTTTACTATCTAATCTGACATCTTGAATCAATTTTGCCTGATAAAGAATTTCAGCCCTCTCAGATATCATAGACATGTTTATCCTTGAGAATAAGTTAAGCGACTTATCTTTATTCTGTTTATCAGATTCAATTAAGATCTGCTTTAGTTTCTCCTTATTCTCATAGCTACATAGTTTATCTGCAGAGACTTGATCTACAAAGTGGTCAATTGACTTACCAGAGAATTGTTTATTTATTTTAAGTGCTTTTGATACGTTCTCTTTTGTTAGTCTCTTTGCAGTTTCTATATCGCTGTTTTGTATATCAAAGTAGCGGGAATACATGTCGTTGGAGTTTGCCAGTAGCCTCGTGAGCTTATTTTCTTCAATTTCTGATCTAGCTTGTTTTGCACCTTGAAGAATGTATTTATTGAGCTTATCTTTATAGCCAATAAAAGCATCTAAAGGAAATTCTGCTCTTCTGCAGTGCATATTAAGCTCTGATCTTTTGAGGTACTGTCGAGCAACACTTATCTGATGCGGTGTATATCTCTTGTTTTTGAGAGTTGTACAGATGTCAAACATTGTGTATACTTTATCAAGTTCTTTTGTTCTTAGAACTTCTGACATCTCTGTCGCATCATACCACGAGAAGCTTGTTGTTAAACCAAGCTTACATGACTCGTTTATGTGCATTGTAAATGGCATTGATTGCCAAGGCTTTGCTTCTGTTGAATGCACATATAGGTATTGCTCGCAAAATACTCCAATCGTCTTACTAGTCATTGTCTTTTCGCGATTGATAACAAAACCGAGTAACATTAAATTCATCTCGAAGTTGTTGATCTCGTTTTTCGTTAATATTCCAAGACAATCATCTCCCATCTGCACTGCGAACTCTTTTCCTTTAGTTGCTTCAAGTAAAGCAAATTCATTAAGCGACGACAGGATAAAGACTGTAAATGGTATTCCCATTGGATAGCCTTTCTTTAAAAGCCAATTTTCGGATTCCATTTCGGGATTTATTGTTTTACAGACAAT